ATTTCTTGTCGCAAACGCCAGGTTTGTACTTCGTACTACCACGGCTCCATGAGTCCCAGTCGGAACAACTGTAGCCTTCGTGCTTCAGTGCCATGCCGACCGTTACCCAGGTTTCATACTCATCCGGGCTTATGTAATTCAGGCAATTTAAGAGACTTTCCATCTGAATTCCTCCGGTCTGACAAGCAGTTTATATGGTTTCCAGTTGACTGCTGCCAACTGGTCAATCTTCTTTTTTGCGAGTTCAAACGGCCACATTCCGACGTCTTTATAACCGAATCTTTCCAGACACATCACCTGTTTTGCAGTGGCAAGACCTGCGTTACGTCTGTTTATAATTCTGTCGATAATCTGACTGCATTGGCCTTTTGTCATGCCTTCTGGATTGATTCCTGCGTTCTCCAGCATGGCAATCTGTTTCTGTGTTGGCTTCTCTCTTTCCCATCTGAATTCCGGCTCATAATCTGCCAGATCCATGTCTCCGATGCTCACAAACCACTGGAGCGGATTGATCAGTTTTGACTTCTTGTGTGCCTGCGCCGCAAGCTCTTCAGCAAGCTTTTTCCGTCTTGCTTCAACAGCATCAGAGGCGGCGTCAAACAAATCTATCTCAGCCCGAAGACTTTTCTCTTCTACGGCCTGCCTGTCCTCCGGCTTTTCTGCAGCAAGATCGGCGGGTTTACAGATGTCTATCTTTTTGCTGAGATTGTGCTTTTCGGACATCCACAGGAAGTCAAGAATCAGAAGATTTTCCTTCCCTGGTGCCGGTCTTGTCCCCCGTCCGATCATCTGCACGTAAAGGCTCCGAATCTTTGTTGGTCTCAGAACCACAACACAGTCAACAGACGGACAATCCCATCCTTCCGTTAGAAGCATGGCATTGCAAAGTACAGAACCAGGACCGGCCTTGTCGAACCATTCAAGAGTTTCTTTCCTGTCATCGCTGTTGCCGTTTACTTCCCTTGCGTCAAGGCTGTGATCCTGAAGTATGTCCCTGAACTCCTGCGCTATGCTTACGAGTGGCAGGAAAACAACTGTCTTTCTGTCTCCTGCATAAGTTTTGATCGCTTCAGCAATCGGTTCCAGATACGGTTCCAGAGCTTCGGCTATCGAGTTTACTTCATAGTCGCCAACGCGCACCTTGACAGATGACATGTCTATCCTCAGTGGTACTGTCCTGGCATTGAGCTTGCACAGGTATCCGTCCGTTACAGCCTGCATGAGACTGTATTCATAAGCAATCCTGTCGTAATACTCACCGAGTGCTTTCTTGTCCCCTCTGTCTGGAGTAGCAGTTACACCCAGCACGTCGGCAGCTTCGAAGTGTGTAAGTATGTTCTGGTAGCTGTCTGCCAGACTGTGGTGTGCTTCGTCTACTATGATTGTTTTGAAATGGTCATGTGAAAACCGTGCAAGCCTCGACTCTCTCATGAGTGTCTGGACACTTCCGACCGTCACCGGCCACATATCAAGGCTGGTCTCAGATGCCTTCTCTTTTTCTGTAAAATCGCCTGTCAGGCTGTGGTATTTATCTCTCGCCTGTTCAATCAGTTCATCCCTGTGTGCAAGGATCAGGACGCGCCCCTTTTCCGTCCTGTCCTTAGCTACCTGTGAAAAGACAATTGTCTTACCACATCCGGTAGGGAGTACAAGAAGCTGTTTCTTGTACTCAGCCCAGCCGGATTCTATCGCCTGGATCGCTTCTTTCTGGTACGGCCTCAGGTTCATAAACTAAATTTCGGGGCTGCGGGCTCTGCGCTGTTTTTCGTGACGGTCGGCGCGTTTTCAGGTGTGTAACACTTCAGGATGTCGTTGTAGTCGGTCCCTTTATTGTCCGTGTGGTGACCAATCTGGCAGATGCCGGTCCTGCCAACAATCTGATTCCACGGCATGACTGTGGTTCCATCGCCTTTTTTCCGGAGACCGATGCTCTCAAAGAACTGATAGATCAGAAATTCCAGGGATCTCCACAGCTTCAGTTTATGAATAACCTTGTTTGTCCGCTCGATACCTGCTGAATCTCTCCAGTTGATCGTGAACTCAATGTTCGCCTGCTGGCACGCGCCAATCTTGCTGTCTTTGCTCTTCGGCTCAAAATAAGCCTTTTCAAACGCAGACACCGTGAAAGCGTAATCACCGTCCGGAAGAATCTCAAACTCACTCTCATTTACTTCGTCGTCCCATCCAAATGCCTGTGTGTTTTCTGCCATTATTTTTTCTCCTCCTCAAATGGTATTTCTTCTTTTCCTTTAATGTCTTCTATGACTGTCTTGACCTTCTCCCAGTCCTTCAGGAGGAAGTCAATAAGATCATCTGAGTAATTTTCAATGGGATCCATCGAGGATGCCCACCCTTTGACGCCGACCAGGTTCTGCAGGTCGAACTCCTCTACGCTGTCGGCCACCATTTTTTCCTTCAGAAGCTCCCACTTCGGTTTCGGCTTCGGCATGTCTCCGATCAGATGCGCTATGGATTCATATTCCATTGGGAGCTTCTCAGCAAGACCGAATCTGTTCTTCGCGTCCCAGCAGATATGGTGCTGAGTGTAAATAACTCTCTCGCCACCCATGGCCTTGTTCTTACCCTTCGTAGTGCCCTGGCCATCCACATTGACAACAATGGTCTTGTAGGTACAGAAAAGGACCATGTCTGCCCACTCCTTCAGAAGTGGGGCTGTCTTTTTCTGCAGTTTCATTTCCCATCTGTCATAAGCCCCCATCTCGTCAGGCTGCTCGAATTTTCGCATTGCTGCGTGAGCTGTCACAACAACATGAATGCCTACGGAAATCACTTTCTCCAGCTCCTGAAGCAGTTCCCGGAACGCATCGGCAAGCATCTGATATCCTTTACCGTAACCAGGACTCTCGATTCCCTGACCGTTGAAGATTTTCTCTGCACAGAGTATTTCCGCCCAGTCCGCTGTATCAACTACTAGCGTCTTGCAACAATCAGGATGCTGGTAGACATACTTCACTTCATCCAGAATGTCCGTCCATGTCTCAGGCGTCGGCAGTCTGGAAACATCCATGCGTCTTGTGGAGCCTTCAGTATCGATAAAGACAGGCTCTGGAAACTTGCTGGCAAGTGTTGACTTCCCGATTCCCTCAGGACCGTAGATCACTGTCTTGATCGGTGCCTGGATTACACCTCTTGTTATCTGCATGTGGTCACCTCCTAATCATATTTAACAAATCGCCCTTATCTGACACTCAAACACCCTCTTCCTTTTAAATCCTCACAACATACAAGAGCTTATTCATCGTGTCTGTTCTCAGGCCTGTCTGCCCCTTTTCAAATTGGTTTATGGCCTGCTGAGATATACCAATCATTCTTCCGAGTTCCGCTTGTGAAATATTGTTTGCTTTCCGGAACTCCTTTACTTCGGAAATCGATACGTTCCTGACTGCATCAACATACCCTTTTGTAAGTCTCTCGTTGATGGCGGTAAGCAGGTCAATTATCCTGTCGAGGCGGTAAATAATCTCGTTATCTGACACTCAGATGCACCCCTCTTTCCTCAAGATGCGCAAAGTCCAACTTGCCCTTCTCAAGAGCTTCCCTGATCTTTCCATTGTCGGGTTCCAGCTTGCAGTACTCTGCCGGAACATCGCTCGTGATCTTCAAGGGCTGCAATCCACCGTTCTTCTGGACAGCAAGCTTGAAATGTTCCGTCTGGACTTTCGGTTTGTTCAGCTCCTGCATCACCTGCAGCATGGTCTGCTTCATCCGCTTTGCAGGATTCATGCAGGCGTCGTACTGCCTCTGGAGCCTGTCGATCTGTTTCTTAATGCCTTCCGCATCGGATTCAAGCTGAACAACGGCACGCATGTACGCTTCCAGCTTGTCTTCAAGCTCCCCGTCCAGACTTTCGAGCGTGTCCCTGAAAATCTGGTCATCATATTCCGACTCAGGATCGGAAATGAAATCGTAGAAGTATTTAATCCTGTCCCTGATCTCGAAAATTGTCGCCATCTTCTTCTTCCTCCTCTTCTTTATCTTCGCCCCAGAACGTGCACTCGTCGCAAAACGGTTCATCATTACTGATCGTGCATCTGAGACACTTATTGGCGGCCTCGCGTTCAGTCATGGTAAGCCTCAGCCTCCTTTGCGTCGTCTCCCACCGTCACAAACGGCAGGTCTCCGTCCGGATCGTGGCTAACGGTCTCCTGGAGAATAAGCTTTATTTCATCGGGTATATATTTGTCCATCTTGGTAATTGCGTCCAGAATACGGACTGTATGACGACACTCTACAAGATAGTCGTACACGTCCGGAGGGACGGAAATGTTAAGATTAGAATTGTACATTGAAAAGATCCTCCTTTTCTGATATAGTTGAGGATGAAAGGTCATGTGAAAACTTTTCATCTCTGTGGATGCCCTGAGTCAAGTTGCCGCTTGCTCAGGGCTTTATGTTTTCTGTGATGATCTTTACCAGCCGCCTCCGGCATCTCTGGTAATTGGTAGCTGTTGCCGCCCACTTCTCAGAAGCGGTATGAAGTGTGTAACAGTTCTGGTCTTCCGTCAGTTCCTGGTCTTCTTCCGCAATCATCACACGGCAGAATGTTTTGCCGGTCCCGATGGTAAATCTTACTTTGACATTACTGCCGGAGCTGATCACACGTTCAGCCA